CAGTTCCAGACTGTGCCTGTACCGCAATATCCTGCAACTGGAAAGAGGCTTGCTGAGTAGCGCCTCGCATAGCTTTGAATGGAGCTACAGTTTGACCCGCTCCCTTACCAACGCCTTTGGTTTTCTTCTCTGCTTTCTCGCCAGATTTAGCTAAATGATCTAATGCGGTAGCAGCTTCTTTAGCGCCTTTTGTTTCAACGCCAATGATTAGCGTATTCATTTCAGCCATGATTATTAGTCTCTTTAGAATGCAATAAATCAAGCGATCTAATTGCATCTACCTCAAAAGTAGATAAGTTGCCATAGATAGCCATGTAATCTTTGATTTGAGTATAACTGATAACGCCACTGGAAGCATTCTTGAGAGACACGAAAAGAACCCACAAATAAGTGAGTTCATCACGCAAAGTAGGTTTCTCGTCTAGCTCTTTAGGGTTTCTACCTAAAGATTTTGCTATTTGATTTAGATTATCTAATCGGCTAACTTTAGAACCTTTATCATAGCCAGCAGCCCAAAAATGCCACTGACCAAAGGCTTCTAACTCTTCAATTAGCCCTTGATAAAATTTTTGCGGTCAGCTACAGCAGCATCTAACTGAGATGCAACATTAGGTGATTGATTATATAACTTAGCAGCAACCTTTGGGCTGAACTTAACATCTTTACCTTGATCTTGAAGCCCTCTCCAAGATTTAGTCACCGATACAAGAAGATCAATATCACCACCCTCTTCCTTATTAAGCAGCTTCCTGTGATAAGCCCTGACAGCCTCTCTGTACGCTTTAGAGTCCACACCCATTACGGTTACATAGAAATCAGTTTCTTTGCCGTCTAAGGGGCTTTTAATGCATATCTCAATGCCTTCGTTGTGCGCGTCAGCAGTGTACAACTGTTTTAAATCCATAATCTCTCTCCAGAGTTAATTAAGGGGCCTTTCAGCCCCTTTAGGTTTGTAGCTTTTATATTACTAGGGTTGGCGTGTAATTTTCAACTGGGTTGCTGCTGTAGAATCATAAAGAGCTACAAAATCCAATGAAATAGTTACTGCACCAGGGCCTGCTGCTTCTGGGTTGCCAGAGTTGTACTTAATTTTAGGCATTAGGAAAACATAATCTTTTCCTGCTGAGTCAGTTAATGTGAACTGCAAAGAAGACTCTGTTTCGTTCACAAACTTGTTAAGCAATGTAATGTCTTCAAAGTAAGCAGTTACGGAACCTGTCACAGTAGACTTACCGATAGATGGCTCAAGAGTCGTATCTTGACCAACAACGTATAGTGCTTCCATACCGTTATCAATACTTAGCTCTAGTCCAGTAACAATAGCAATAGAAGATCCGCCTTCAGTAATTGATCCAGTAAATGAGTCAAATGGCGGTGCAGTAGTTTCCGCAGTGTAAGTAGAACCAGATATGGCTGATCCGTTTGCCGCAAAGCCGCTACCAATAATTCCAAACGATCCTGTAATCATTGAATTAGGTGCAACAGACAAAGACATTGTATTAATACTGCAACCAGTAGATCGCAAATACTTATTAATATCTTCATGGTGTCTCTCGATAGTAAAGCTTCTGCGAGTTGTACCTGCTTTAAGAATGTTAGCTGCCCAAGTTCCTGCTAAAGCAGCTTCAATAAAGTCATCAAATGTTCCATAAGACAGCTCGATGTTTACATCACCAGAAACACTCTTGTTACCGTGACGGAAGTGTGCGATCTGACGATCATCGCGCAATTCTTCTGATTCGATTGCATCTTTAGATAGACCCAAAGTTGTACCAGTATGGCGCAAATTCTGAAAGCCTGGGGTGCTTGGCGTAGTGCCAAACGTGGTTTCGGCTATGTACGCCAAATTGTGTCGTGAACCTGTTGCTATAGTCATAATTTACCTCGGCGCTACATGAGCCATATAATTAATTGTTACTGAAGTGACGAATCTTTCTTCGTCAATAAATCCTGCGTTTCTTGATACATTACCAAGCCGAACATAAACACCATTGTACAACAAATCAGTACCACGTTTAAAATGGTCAGCAATAGCATCTAATTTCTTCTCTGAAGCTCCTCTGCCTTTACCTGCTGGAGCAAACACATCTATTTGGTATATACCTACATATTCATCTAAACCGCCATTACCTAAGCCTGCTTGAACTGTAGGGGCTGGTAAATGAGTCGGCCTTAGATATAATTTATTCTTGACTGGCTTAAAACCAATATTTTCCCAAGCTATAGGGGATCGGCCTGCAAGAGAGTCTAATCTCACATCTAATGCTGTACTAATATCTGAAAACACTGTACTCATTTGACTACCTTATTTATAGCCTTATCAATTGCTTGCTGAAAAGCCGCTACATTAACTCTTACCATTCCAGCGGGAGCCTGAGTAGAGTATCCAAACTCAATTCTACCCGCATAAGGAAGATTGTTGGCTAAGTACAAATTTTGACCAGTTGAAGACTGAACTACTTTAGTTATACCGGCTATAGTGTTAGCACCGTTAGTATCTCGTATATCTAAAATAGACTTCTCTGGCGTAGACACGCTTGCTTGCCAGTTAGCTCTAAGCTTGCCTGGCTGATAATCTTTAGGCGCTTTACGCTCACCCGCAGGTTTCCACAATGAAGGATTACCCACAGGTGTTTGTTTAACAACCCTAGTAAACAAGTCAATAGCAGTTACTTGCACCACTTCCAATGCGTCACGATGTGATTTCTCTGCAAATTCTTTAAGGTCTAAGGTGAAGCTCATAGAACACATCCGTACCCGAAGGAGAAGTAGTATTAACCTGCATGACTCTGTAATTGATGCCGTCGAATAACAAATTATCGTCGATTAACGGCTCACCTAATCCTGCCTCAACTAACAGCTTAATGTCACCCACTTGGATAGACATTGTTGATTTCTCAAACTGCCCGTATTGCGATCTAACTGCTTTGAGCTTTAGCTCATTAGTTAAACCCGTATACAACGACCCTGACGTTGGATTATACCTTCTACCAACATCACGGGTAATAACAGCTTCAGCGCCAAAGTTTTTAATCAGCCCAGCCGCAGTTTTGCGTAATGTAGCGTAATCAAACACGGATCACCCTAGCAGTTTTAATAAGTAGCTTTTTCATCTTTGTCTCAGCCGCAGTGAGATATGTATCTGCTCTTGAGCTTGCCTTATATTCCACAGCAATGCTATCAACTTTTTCTTTTAGAGTTTCACGGCCTTGGTTAGCCAGTGGATTAACGCCACCATCAATTGCTATGCATAGCTCCATCTCAGCTTCTTTCAGCAAGGTTGGGATATCGGCTGAATCGACGTAGTAATTATCAATCTCTGCGCCATATCTAGGCCATTGCAAAGCCTGGGTAATGCTATTCTTTGAGCCGATAAACATCTTAGACTCTAAATAGTCCATTGCCTTTAATATCAAGACAGAAGATGTACCAGTTAATGTAATGCCGCGATCCGCAGCATAAGTGGACAAGTCTGACGCGCTAACGTAAGAATTAGAATTAATTAAACCTGCACCTGTCTCTACAACTATTGTTGCCATTTATACGTCCTCAATCCAGCCATGAAAGGCTGCTTCTACTAAGCAAGTTTTATCGTGAGTTACTTCAAATGCTACTACAGTCCCTTCAGGAAACTCTAATGGAATTGGAAGTGTAAATAACACTGAACTATCTTGTGTTGAAATGGCATTAATCGGAATAAACAAAAACGGATTATCAAATAATTTACTGTTGTACTGGCTTGCCACTAAAGTAAATGTGCATTTTGCAGCAGCCGAACCGCTTGTTGATCCTACGGTAGTGTCAGCAACGAAAAGCCTTTTACCTTTGGGAACCATTCTAGCACTAGACTTTTGCAATCGTTGATTTATTCCAATTTTAGCGTATACGGTTCCTTGATATTCAGCCGTAATATTACCTTGAGCGTGACCTCTCCCAATACCAGGAGAAGAGCCTGATCCAAAAGTGTAAACGTGCATATCATTTATAAATCTAATGTCTGTTGCGACACTAAATACCATAGAAGCACCAGTTAAACTTATTATTTCAGATTGTTCTGCAAGTTCATTATCAAGATAGTGTATCTCAATAGACCTTATACCGATGCTACCGTTATCGTAATCATTACCGCTAGTGCTTCTAAAGCCAAACTGAACACCTGACATAAAAGGGTCAGGGAATGTTGCATTTGTTGAGACAATTCTTTTTGAGCCAGCACCCTGTACAGCTGCACTACCAAAGGATGAGAAAGCTCTAGCGCCCTGCACATTACCGCGAGCAATATCATTGTTTATATTATCAACAGGAAGGCGGTCTAATCTTGTCACCAATTCGTGAGAAGTATCACCTTTTTTAGATGTAGAAAGCCTGATACCTTGTGATGACATTGTTTAGCCTTTTAAGAGTTACTGCTTATATCACAATCCTAAAAAGCCACCCCCCGAAGGAGATGGCTATCTTTAGACTTAACCCAACAATAGAGCGGTATGCTCTGGCTTGATGTTTTTAACACCCCAAGCTAGACCAACTTCGTAACGTACTTTTCTGTAGCCTTTGTACATTGCAAATTCCATTGTAAGACCTGAACGTGGATCAGTGATCAGGATTACGTCTTCAGCCATGTCACCTTCTTCAGGACGGGCTGGAGCGCGTGCAGCTAGTACAAGTGCAGAGCGGTTGAACGCCATGTTACGAGCAGAAGCAGCAGTGATAGTAATAGCCTTATCGCCAGATCCTTGCGCTTTCTGGATACCTGGAGCAGCGATTACGATAGTTTGGCCAGATACAGCAGCAGCACCAGTTTGTACAACATACTTCTCAGGGTCGCCAGCGAAGCTAATTACGTCACCAGTAACGATAGTGCCAGTACCAGCAGCTTTAAGCACGATGCTAGTTTGACCTACAGTAAGAGCAGCGTTTACTACAGCGTTTGCAGAAGTACCAGAAACTGAGTTCTGAATCTGAGCAGACTCACGAAGAGGCATACCAGCTAGATCAAGCAAAACGCCTTGACGAAGCATAGAGTCAGTACCAGCAGAGTTTACAGCAGACTGCTTACCGATGAAGTTTGCGCCAGCAGCAGTGTTGATAACAAGCTGATTGTCAGACTGTGGGCTACCGTTATCCTTCAGAATCTTTAGGACGTTAGAAGCATCAGTGTAATCGTTAGCAGTTCCAAAAGGAGTAGTTGCAGCAGTACCGTATGCACGACTGAAAGTAGACTGAAGACCACCAAGATCGGTTTCAACTTCGTTTACAACAGCGCGGATAGCTTGAGCAATCTTAGCAGCACGAACACTTACATAGCCTGGGCCAGTGTTGAGTTCTTTCTGTGCATCGCCATTGAATCCAAACTCAGCAGCACGAGACTTAGTGATCTGGATGTTAGTAGAACCAGAAGTCTGACCAGTAGGATCAGGGATAGCCATTGCCGGAGTGATGTCGCCAACATTACCAGCAGGTTCAACATCAACAACGATGTTTTGGTTTAGACCAGCGCGTTCGGCACTAGCATTCATAGTTACAGCAGGGATAAGACCTGTTAGTTCGCGAGATACAACGTCCAGAGCTTCATAGATGTCTGGTACGATTGATGTGATGTTATTCTCAGCCATTTTAATTTACCTTTTAATCATTAGTTATAGTGCCACCGGACTTAATAAATTCCATCCGTTTGGCTGGGTTAAGTGCCTCAAATTCAGCACGATTTCTTACTTTTGTAGCACCGCTACTATTTGAGCCACCAGAAGCACCGCCACCTGATGATTGATTGCCCTTTAACAATGCAGAATATCTTGCATCGTTTTGAAACTCTGTTTTCAAGTCGGAAAGCGAACTTACCGTCAAGTTACCACTATTATCGGTGACTTTAACACCATCATCGTGAAACTTCAAACGCCGCCCAATAAACTCACTGAGCAATTCTGCGTTAGCTCCATCGGCGATTTCAGCGGCCAATTTCATAGCAACATTGCCTTTCTTTTCTTGCGCTATGGTTCCCCGTAAAGATTCAAGTTCAGCAACAGTAGATTCGTATCTTTCTTGTGACGACTTATGTAGCTGCTCGTAGTCACCCTTCTCTTTTGCTATTCTTTCACGCTCAGATTGTGTTTCAGATTCAATGTCACGTTTTGCTTGCTTTGCTTTCTTAGCCTCAGTAAGTAATTCGTCCATCTTAGCTTTCATGGCAGCATTATCAGCCATTAATTGCTCAACCTCTGCGCTTACTTGTGTTTCTTGTTTATCAGTCTCTGTATTAGTTTCTTCAGTCATTTTATTTACCTTTGGTCACAAACCTGACGATCACAGATCGCCTTAGAAATCGGAAAACACAATTGGATTCATGCTTTCCAGTTGAGAAAGAGTATAAACTCTTCCAGTTGGGTCAACAAATTTATCCAAAGACAATTTCCCTGACCTAAATAATCGAGATCGCTCAATCCCAAGCGCCTCATCTACAAATTCTCTATTTTGCGTTCTCAGCCAACCACCATAAGTTGTTTTTGAGTCTACTTGCTGGACACCGTCAGCACCTATGGCGGGTCTAGTTGTTTTAACGTCTAAGCCCAGGTCAAACTCAGGCTTTATTGTCGGAACCGTAGTAGATCGGCAACCGTAATGTGCAGGCGGTATAACTTTAGATGTAATGTCGTATTTTTTACCATCACGACTCATGCATACAAAGGTAGTCTTGGAGTCCAATGTTGCCACCCACTCGTACCCACCAATTACACTTGTGTTTTTTTCATAAGTATTTAATCGTGCGGCTGAACTAACATGATTAATAATTGTCCCGATTAACGAAGTAGCCTGTCTTTTAACTACAGTTCTCATCAAGCTATCTACTGCTTTTGCCATCAATGAAGTCGCAACTCCAGTCACTACATTATCTGTAATGGTTTTCAATATTTGCTTGCCTTTGAGTATGCCAAATTGATCTAGGCTTTCGGCAATAGTCATGCCAACACCGGATCCAACAGACATGGGCGCATCCATTACTGACTCAACTAGCAAATCTTCAGGTGTAGGCGTTACTGGCAGGGTAGAAACCTTATTAATCATAATTCGAT